ATGGCTAAGAAAATATCTGAAGACTGGGCAAATCTGTTATTGAATGAAAAAGTTGCAATTGCCTGTGATGAATTACCAGAGCTAGATACAATTTTAGAAAAAAATAATTTCCAAGTAAAAGGAAATCAATTAATCGAATTGGCTTTTGCTTTAGGTACTGCTGCCATAGTGGAATATATGGGAGATGGTGGTAATATTGTTATTGACTAGAAATTAAAGAAGTTGCATTTGCATCTCCTAGGAGAATAAAAGACAAAGATTATTTTTATATCCAAAGGCACATGCTAGAAAATGGTGTTTATGTTTTGTACAATTCTTTGGTAGAAGAGGATTCTTGCAAGGAAATTGATGCGTATGAAAGTATACTAAACAATATTGTTCCAGTTGTTTTCACTGGATCGCGTGAACCACTATTCCAAATTATAAAACCAAACGTGGTGAATAATGTTGATTTGGATTGCCCAATGGGTTTATCTGTATTTGCAAATGCAATAGATAACCTAAAGGGAACAGATTTGATATATGATAGTTATTGTATGGAATTTGAGTTGGGTAAAAAAAGATTGTTAGTTCCTGTAAGTATGGCAAAAATGCAAATGGCAAGCGATGGAATTACAACACCAGTATTTGATTCAAACGATATTACTTTTTATGCAGTTCCAGACGCTGAAGATTTTCATGATTTGTCACCAACTATTCGAGCACAAGAACATGAAATGGGAATACAAAAAGCTTTGTCACTATTATCAAATATGTGCGGACTAGGGAATGATAGATATTCTTTCGAAAAAGGAATTTCCAAAACTGCAACAGAAGTAATTTCAGAAAAGTCAGAATTATTTCAAAATAGACAAAAGCACAATATTGTTGTGGTAAATGCATTAATAAAGATGGTAAAAGCAATTGGATTCTTAACAGGAAAACAAATCAAAGATGTGACGATTGATACGGATGATTCTATTATTCAGGATGAAAATACAACGATTGAAAGAAACATATTATTATTAAGCAATGGACTACAAACAAAAGTTAGAGCATTAATGGAAATTCACGGAATGACCGAAGATGATGCAAACAAATTATTGGAACAAATCAAGGAAGAATCTGAAATATCAGGCGACAATATTGATATTATAGGAATGGGTGAAGATAATGACACCAACGCAAGTACTGGAAATAGCACAGACGATAACTGATTTATATGAACAAATGGAATATCGGTTAATGGATAATATTATTAACCAGGTAATGTTAGACAAAATGATTGATAATAATTCAAAGTGGAGATTGTATAAATTATCTCAATTGGGAAAATTAAATGATTCTAATCTTGCAATAATGAAAGTATCTTTAACCGATATGGAAAAAGAAATTGAAATTGCAATAATGGAAAGTGTTGGTATAACTTTGAATGAAATTGAACCAGGCTATGAAACTATTGTTAAAAATGGCTTAGTGGATGCGGCACTCACACCAACACAATCACCACAAATGAAAAAAGTTATTGCACAATACACTAAACAAATAACGGATAGTTTAAATATTGCAAACACTGTTATGTTAAAAGGTTCCTTGAATGCATTGTTACTGGAATAGAATCTAGACAAGATGCAATGTTGAGAACTGTTAAGGAATTTAATGATAATGGAATCACTGCTTTTGTGGACAAGTTGGGAAGAAATTGGAATCCTGAAGGTTATGTTAATATGGTTATTAGGACAAATGTGTCTAACACTGCAAACTCTACCATAATGGCAAGAGCAGAGGACCATGGGATTGATTTAATTGAGACAAGTTCACATTCTGGAAGTCGACCACTATGTGAAAAAGACCAAGGACGAATATTCTCAAGAAATGGTAAAAGTAAAAAATATCCTAAGTGGAGTTCTTCCAGTTATGGAAAGCCGAATGGAATACTTGGCATAAATTGTGGACATTCTATTTATCCATATTTAGAGGGTGCAAGTATCCAAAGATATTTTCCAGTTGCACAAGGAGAAAACGACCCATTATATATTAAGTTGCAAGAACAAAGAAGACTTGAACGTAATTTGCGAAAAACCAAACGACTAAAAGATTTACAATCAAAAACTGGAAACGATGTAAAGAAAATTGATGAAAGTATTAAAATGCAAAAGCAAAATATAGCAATTTATTGTAAGAAAAATGGATTGACTAGACGAATTAACAGAGAAGTGATACAATAAAATTAATAAGTGGTTACATGGACCGTAAATCATGGAATTTGTCGCACGGACGTTAAACGGAGGGTTTTAATATGGCAGATTTAGAAAATGTAAATGTAGAAGAAACAGAAAATGTTGACACCGAACAACAAAATGGTGGTGATTCGGCAGCACAGCAAGAAGAAACAAAAACTTTCACGCAAGCCGAAATTGATAAGATGATTGAAAAAAGATTGAAACGTGAACAAAAAAAATGGGAAAACAAATCAAAAGAAACATTGACAAATGAATCTAGTGACGATGTTAATCCAGAAATTGAAACAATAAAGAAAGAAAAAAATGATTTACAGTCGAAGTTGGTTTGTTTTGAAATGGGAGTATCTAAAGATTCTATCAAAGATGTATCTGCACTTGCTAATGCATACATGGACGATAGCACAGATTTTGAAGATGCAGTTGAAAAAGTATTAAAGAAATATCCACATTTTAAAGCTAAGCAATCGAATGAAACAACTGAAAATAATGGATCATGGGGAAATCGACAAACTGGAAGTAATAAAAAAGCTGATGGTGTAGAAGATTATTTCCTAAAAAGGAACCCTGGTCTTAAAATTTAGAAAGAGGTGTAGTTATGGCACATGAATTACAAGAAAGATATTCCAGTTTAGTATTGGCTAAACTAAGAAAAGAATTAGTATTAAAAGATGGACTTGTTTTCAATAATGATTATGAGGGAAGTCCAAGTGCTGGAGTTGTTCAGATTCCAACAAGAGATGGAGAAGTTACAGTTGGAGATTATAGTAAAACAACTGGTGGAAGTGTGTCTCATGGTTCTACTTCTTATACTCCATTGGTTATCAATAAAGATAAATATGTAAATGAAGTTATTGACGGATACGATGCAAACAGTGTACCTGATAATTTAGTAGCTGATAGATTAGATTCTGCTGGATATGCACTTGCTAACACAGTGGATACAGATGCAGCAACAGTTCTTTTGGCTGGAGCAACAGTTGTTAATGAAACTGAACTTACAAACACAAATATTTACGAAAAAATTGTTGATTTAAGAACTGCAATGAGTACTGCAAATGTTCCACAAACAGATAGATATCTTTTGGTTACTCCTGCTACAATGGCATTATGCCTAAAATCACCTGAATTTATTGATGCATCCACATTAGCAGAAAGTGTTAAGCAAATGGGTGTTGTTGGTAAAATTGCCGGATTTAATATTGTAGAATGGAACGATACTACTGCTAACTTAGCAATGATTGGAGGACATCCAAGATTTGCAACACGTGTTACAGAGTTTAAAGTTCCATTAAGAAAACAAAATCTAGATGGTTCTGGCACATATATTGGTGCTATGGCAATTCAAGGAAGAAGTGTTTATGCTCATAAAGTTTTGCGTACTACTGCAATTAGAGCAGTATATACACCAGGCTCAATCACTTTGGCTGCAGCAGTTGGAGCAACTACAGGAACAACAATTATTACAGTTACAGGAAATGATGGAACATTAAAGTACAAGAAAAATCCATCTACAAGAGCGACTTATGATTTAGCTACTGCTACATATGGAGGGACTGCTTTGACTAGTGGAACAACAGAAATTGCAGTTGCAGAGGGAGATATCATCGAAGTTGTTGATATTGTTTCTACAAAAGTTGCAAAGGTTGGATATATTACTGTTACTGCATCAATGATTAAAACTGCATAAGAAAGATTGGTGATTTAGATGTATGTTGATTTCAATTATTACAAAAACACATACAGAGGAACTATTGATGATGTGTCGGAATTCAACAGGACGTCCGAACGAGCATCTGAAATAATCGATAATATTACAATGTACAGAATTCAACAAAATGGTCTAAGTTCATTTAGCGAATTACACCAAACACTAATCAAAAAGTCCGTTTGTGCACAAATCGACTATATAGAATCTTTGGGTGGCGTTGATTCGCTAAATGAAATAAATATGGGAAGTGTAAGTTTGGGAAAGTTTTCTTATAGTGGCAATTCGAATAAAGCAATGTCTATAGAATGTCCACAATCAAAAAACTTCCTGATGCTTACAGGACTTTTATATAGGGGGATTGATGTTTTATGCAACCAATACCGAAATCTTTATTGATACATAAGGGTTCGATTAAAGGCATAAAATCAACCGATATTTGGGGAGTAGAAAGTTGCTCCCCATTTATTGAATTGAAATATGTGCGATTCGAACCATATAAAAGAATAATTCGAGATAAATCAAATAACGAAATCCAATCAAATACACAAATGTTTTATGATTGTCGTAATAGTAGACCAAAAAACCAAGTATTTAATACAGATACTATTATTTCCATTAATGGAGAAGAAAAAAAGGTAATATCTGTAGAAGAACATTATGACAATAGAAGATTGCACCATTTAGAAATTATATTAGCATGAAAGGGGTTGAGTAAATGTTAGAGTTTTTAGTAGTAAATCAAGAAATAACTAGGCGAGACGATAGAATTGTTGTTGCTGATTCGATAAATTATTTGGTAGCAAATTTCATGTTTGCATCTAGCGAATGGACAGGTGAAAAAACTGCAATATTTAAAAATGATTCTGTTGGAACTGCTTATAGTGTTTTGTTAACAAACAATTCTTGTATCGTCCCATGGGAAATAATAAAAACTGGAACTCTTTCAGTTTCTGTTTTCTGTTCAACATTGGTAACTGCAAATGAATGTGAAATATTGGTTGAGCCTAGTGGATATGTTAGTGGACAAACACCACAACCACCAACGCAAGATGTTTA